GGCCTCCTGTGGGTTTTCCTAATTTCATATCTGTAACGATAGGCGCCATCCATGCTCCATCATAAGCATCATAACCTAAAAATACAGCCCCTCCATTATTATTTGTATTTCCTTGAATTACCATGTTCGTAGCACTTGTTATTTGCCCAGCTGTAACACCAATTTCAATAAGATTTGCAGTTAAACTATTAACCCCCAAATCAACATCATTATCAATCACAACATTATGCCCTGCTGTTTTCTCTGCTATGTTGTCTACATTGAGAATATTCATACCAGTTTGACCAACAATATTTGCTAATTGTGCTTTTAGTATTTCAAATTCTACTAAAAATCTTTCAATATCTAGTTTATTTAGCCCCATTATACTACACTCCACTCAGAAATATTTGTAACTCTGCTCCCTATCCCTGCGGTTGTTCCACTATATCCTTCCCATGTAATATTATTAACATAACAACCAACTCCAATCATTTGGTAAACACTACCTAAATTCCCATCAGTATCATATTGTAAGGTCCAATTTGGATTATTCTTAATAACTGAAGTAGGGATAGTTTCCCAATTCATCATAGAACCAGTTAAATTAGCGCCACTTTGCACATAAATGCTATCTACATTGGCTGTAACGCTTCCTATGATAATATTTCCAGAAATTGTAACAGTTCCACTAAGAAAACTCTCTACTTTCATCCGATTATCTTCAGTTACTCCAACTAAATAGCCAGAGCCAACTCCATCAATTATAGATTCGGGCATTATTTCTTACCTCTTTTTTTCTCTTTTTCTTCTACTACTTCTTTTACTTCCTTTGGTTCTTCTGTTTCTAATGCATCTAATCTTGCATTGATTTTCTGAATTGCTAAGAATATTGATTGTTCCATATTTAACCTCCTGTAAAAATAATTAATTTACCTGCTACCCCTGTCATCACAACCGCCATATAATATCCTACTCTCTTCATCCATTTAACATCACTTTCTATTCTGGTCATTCTATGATTTAAAGCTTCTGTAAAATTATCGAAGTTACTTTGTGTTAATTTTAATGTCATTTCTTTCATTTTTTGTGCTTACGCCACGCTATACCCCCAAATAATAATGTAAATAGGGTATAAATAGGCCCTATTAATGTTAGTTTCCAATTTCTTGTGCTTATTCTCCAACCAAGTAATATGTCTGCCCAACATTTCTTAAAATAATTACCACTATTGGCATATGCTATGTCATGTTTTTTACAAATATCTCCAATATAAATATTAAAAATTCTGTCTGGTGAGCATGTACAATAATCCATTATGCTACTTCTCCTGTTGAATATCTTACCTCATCTACAAAAAATTGGCAAGCCTGATCATTTGTTGCAGAAAGTACAAATCTAAATTGAATACCATTTGCTTTAGATAAATCTGTTTCTATTCTTTTACCACCATTATAAACATCATACTTATTACTTCCTTTTGCAATAATTAAAATATCTCCTGTTTGAATTGTATTATTTTGTCCATTAGTTATTGTATTATTAGTCCATCCATCTGTATCATTTCCAACATACATAACCACCCATGAAATATTAGCTGGAACTACATGAGCAACCGCCCAATTTAAATGAATATGACTATTACTTATTGCAGTATCAGATTCTACATCATCATTTACATTAAGTTTTAATTCACCTGCAGTGTTTCCGGCCCAAGCAGTATTAGACCAATTTAAAGTCCCAACATTTGCAGTCCATAAACTTGCAGATACTTCAGTTGTAAAATCATCATAAACAGTATATAAATCAGAATTTAACCAAAAAGCAGTTAAAGTTTGAACTTTATCAACTAAGGAATCTATAGTATCATTTAAATCAACTGATTGTAGAAAATCATCATCAGCCCAACCTGTTCCCCCGAGTAATGTGTTTTTAATTGCCATTATATTCCTAATTCAACTATTCTAATAATCTCATCAATTGTATCATTTAAATCAGTAAAGATTAAAAGTTCTCCAACCGCCCAATCTGTTCCCCCGAGTAATGTGTTTTTAATTGCCATTATATTTATATGTTTCTTTCATTTTTATATATTGAGTAATTTAGTATATACTATATTACGTGTAATGTAGTAACAACTTGTAGTTCATTTGTTCCGTCAAAAACTATTGAACCAAATCTTTCAATTTGCCACATACTTCCAGTATAACCAGTTGTACTTCCTGTTTCACTTAATCCAAACTCTGTTAAAGTAGCCCCACTCATTTCTACTGAATTAAAATCTGCTTGAAAACTTACTTTTTGTGCAGTATCAAAATTTGGACTTCCAGTAAATAAGTTTCTATCTCTATTTGCTAATAAAGTACTTTCTGTTGCACTTACTGTTCCACTTCCACTACCTATCCCCATTGCTTGAATAGATAAACTTAAATCACTTCCTAAAATAATTGCTGTCATTTCCTTACCTGTGTTTGTAAAAACCATTAGTAATTATAACCTCCACTTGTAATTAATGATAATGGACTACGACTATCGTCTAAAAAACTAACAGAACCTGTAGAACTACCTAAAACACCTAATAAAATTCCACCAACTCCATCCACAGAACCTAATCCTCCTGGAAGATTGTCTAAAATAAATGAGCTCCCCATAGTCCTATTACTAACTTCCCAATAACTTCCTACTATCATCATACTTCCTGTTGATTGTTTTAGTCTTGTAATTACATCTGTATCTTGTCTATCTTGAGCTTCAATTGAACTTAATCTTTTTCTTATATCAGTTATTTGGTCAGTTATATCAATAACTTTTTTATCTAAATTAAATCTTATAATTTTTTTTGAATTTACACTATTTTTATCAAATTTATATTCTACTGATAAAATACCAACTTCTGCATCTACTCCAAAATCACTTAAGTTTACTGTTACTGTGTTTCCAGGAGTAATATCCCACCAACCTTTAGTATTTATCTCCATTCCATTAAATGGGTCTGCATTTTCTAATTCTTGTTGTAAGATGTCTACTGCTGTTTGTGGGTCTTTAATTGTTTTATCATTTATTACCTTAACTTTCTTACCATAAGCAGTGATACTATCATCGTTGTCTCCTTGTTTTACTATTGGTGCATCTCTATCATAATTAATTAATACACTTCCTCCACTTAAAGGGATTGTAGAATATCCTAACTCTGTTCCACTTACTGTTACAATTTGCCTATCTTCAAAGTTAACTAAGTATCCTACACCACTAGTTGCTTGAGAAACCATCCCTAAAACCCCTCCAATCCTCGTAGAGCCCAATAAACTAACTTCTGTATTGTGTGGCTTATAAGTTAGTGTAAATACACTTCCAGGGGCTCCCCCCCATGCACTTCCATCATTATTAAGAACCTCTTTAACTCCTGTCAATTGTCTGTCTCCATATACCCAAATACTATTGGCCATTCCTTCTCTAGTTGTATTACTTACCATATCAACTATGTTCTCATTATTTAATATAATCCCTGAATTAACATTATCTTTCTTTTGGAAATGCAGGTCTTTATCATTATCTACATAAAACATAAAACCAGCCAATTTAGCTAATTCAGTTAATGCTCCAAATACTGTCGAGTGATTAAATGCTATTCTTTGTAATGTTATGTCTGTTACATCTACATTATTTGTTGTTATTTCAGAGTCAACATTCAAATCAATTATATTTGTTACAATAGTAGAAATTTCACTATTAGTATAAACTATTGGTTCTACTGTTACATCTTGTAGTCTTGCTGAGTAATCTCGCCCCCTTAATTCTACTCTTTGTTGTGTTTCTTTTCCAATAAATTTAACTCTTTCGACTATTCCTTTAAGTAAAACAGATGTAGGTAGTTCATTTTCATTAGCATAAATAATTATTTCATCACCTACTGTAAAATCATCATCATGACGTCCAAATGGGCTATCATAACTTACTGTATAATCACTTGAACTATTATACTCAGACATAGTTCGGCTTACTTTTGCATTTTGATAATCATTATATTCTACTCCACCTACTTCGACTTTTGTTAATATTCCTTCATGTGTTACAGAACCCCCTGTAAATCTAATTAATGGATCAGAAACATCTATTGCATCTGATACTGAAAATGTTTTAGATTCGGAGGTTTCAACAAGGAGAAACTCTGAACTTTCAGAAATAAAATATACATCTTCCTCTGAATCTGCTAAATTTATTGTAAATGTTTCAGGAACTCCAACTAAGGTGGTATTAAGATTATCAGACAGATTAAGTGATTCTAAACCTAAGTCTATATCTGTTGTTTCCCCTGTTTCAAAATGAACTAAATCAAGACCTTCATCAGATAAAGTGACAGTATCAGTTTCGTCTATTGTTTCTGTTCCACCTTGTGCAGCTATTTCTATATCATTAACTAAATTAACAAATATGTCTCTTAAATCATCATTATAAAAAGACCATTGTACTCTTCCACCATTAGCACCAACTGTTCTTCCACCATGAACTAATCTGTTATCATCTGTTGTTTCACTACAGGTTTGTTCGTTTCCCCAAGTACCCATCCCATCATCTGATTTATGAAATACTACATCTGTTGAAGATAACCAAGTTCCACCTTTCAAATATGCAACATAAACATCATCTGTTTGTTGATTAATTAAAACACTTACTTGTGCTGATTCTACTTGGTCTGTAAATATATTTGTTTTTGCAGTTACTGTTGGACTTGCTATAGAATCTACCGTTAAATCAAAAGTTTTTAAATCATCAAGAGCATTATCAGAATAAGACTGTATTGCCAATAAAAGATGACCATCAGAATGTCTTACTGCACCATCCATATTTATTATAATAGAATCATCAACCATATTTTCTGAAATACTTGTTTCAGTCCAAGTATTTTCAGAACTATCATACATCTTTATAGAAATTTCATTTGCACTTCTATCCCAAAATATTCCTGCTACATCATTATTATCTGCTGTATTTGCTGGATATAATAATAACCAATCTTCTTCTGTTGCAGTTTCAAATGGGTCTGCTAAACCTCCATTCCAAGTTTCACCAACATCATCAGAAACATAAAATTCTATTTCTGTTTGTGTAGATAAAGCAACAAATAAAAGACCCCCACTAACAGTTTTTGTTATTGCAATTCTATTATTTGAAGGTGTAGCATCAACAGTTATTCCAGAATCTATTGTTCTAATTGTTCCAACACTTCCATCACTTATATCTACATTTACATATTTTGCGCTACTTCCACCAAAAGTATCTAACCAAACAATATGAACTTCTGTTCCACTATCCCCGGGAGTTTCTTGGTCAAACCAACAAGCAAAATTTACTGCAGTTCCAGAAGCTATTTCTGTTGTACTCCAATTAGCCCCTCCATCTGTGGTTCTTGCAAAAGAAATATCACTTTCATCATCTGCAAATATAATAATTGCCGTTTGAGTATTTATCCAATAAGGTCCAAATAATCCACAACTATCTAATGTGCCTAAAACTGCTGTTTCAACTGTTGTATCAGCCATGAGATTCCTCCTTAGTCTCTTTTTCTATATAATCGTGTATTTTTGAAGGTTCTTCTACTGGAAAGACATCATTTTTTATAATCTCTTCTACGTCTTTAAGAACTGCATCTAAATATTTTTCTTCTTCTCCTAATTTAATATTCTTTGCTTCCATTTCTTTTGTTTTATCTTCTTTCTCTTTCAATGCTTGAGTATCCACTATAATTGCATTTAAGTGTAATAACTGGTGTTCTGTTACCATTTTTCTTAAAAGAAAAATTAAGCTACTTTAACGTCCCAAGTTGCATTGATAAAGTCTCCACTTACTGTAGACAAAGTTGAGAATGTAGTTCTTGCTAACATACTTCCAGTTGAAGCTGCATTAAAGATACCTGCTTCTTGAATACTAAGTACTCCACTAATTCCAAAAGAACCAATGAATCTTGATGTATCATTTGCTACTGTTGTTGTTTGCTGGCTTGTTGTTGTTAATTGTCTTCCTTGTTCAGAACCTAATGTTGTTTGAGTTGCTGCTGCTGCTAAACCACTTGTTCCAATAGCTATATGGTCCCAAGCTACTGCACTTGTTATATCTGAACCAATCATACTTGCGATTGATGAAATTCCAACATTCATTATTGTATTATCAACTTCTCTTACTTCGCCAGTTGTGGTATTCTCTAACCTTAACTTTCCTTGCAATCCTAATTTTTCTTTCATTTTAACCTCCTATAATTTAATTATAAACTTACTTTAACCCAAGTTCATCACTTAATGCTTTACTTACATTTTCAGCATCTAATCCATTTACATTTTCAATATAAACATTAACTACTTTACCTTCAACATCCTTTATTTCTGGGATAAATTTTAATTGTTCTGGTTGATCTAAAGATAAAAGTCCTTGGGCTTTTTTAAAGTTTTCAAAATCTTCATTACTTTTAAATGAAGCTGATGTAAATGATTTATTATTAATATCAATTATTTTAGAAAAATTACTTTGTTTTTTAACTTCCTCAGTAATTTTACTTTGTTCTTTGCTTTGTTCTTCAATTTCTTTAGTTATTTCTTCTTGTGCTTCCACTGTTTTATTTATAGCATTTAAATCAATCATTGCTGCTGAAAAATCAAATCTTATTTCCCCAATTTCATTAGCCCCAAACTTTCCAGCAATTTTATTAAAGGCTCTTATCATAAAATTAATAGGTGCTAAGAAATTATTAACTCCATATTCAACAATTTTAACTAATGCATTCCAAATTTTAGCAAGACCAATTTTTAATTTATCCCAATTTTTTATAATTAATACTGGAATAGCTATCATAGGAACCAATGCTAATGCTAATAATTTAGCTCCTGTGCCCATTTCATCCCATTTCTTTAAAAGAAATCTTATAGCAAGTACAAATCCTGTAATTGCTAAAATTATTGCTCCTATAATCAATAACCATGGTGAAGCTATTGCTGTTACAATCGCAATTGCTATCCCTAAGACACCTATTGCTATTGTTACTAAACCAAGAACCACAATCGCTTCCTTGACTGGTCCTGGTAAATTTCTAAAAAATTCAATTGTCGCTTTAATTGCTGGTAAAACATAATCTCTTATAATAGGCACCAAAGCAGAGCCTAATTCATCACCTAATATCTCAAATTCTGCTTTTACTTTAGCTATTTCTCTCTCCATTGTAGCATATCTCTTTTCTGCTTCATCTACTAATGCTATATTTTCATCCCATGCGGTATTAGCTGTATTGAAAGTTTCAGTAATTAAGTCTCCAGCACCAGCTAAAGATAGAAATGACCTAGCGGTTCTTATTCCCCCTAATCCTACATCATCTAATGTCACTTGTGCTTGTTTTCCTTGTTCTCCTAATCCTAATACAAAGTTTTCAAATGCTTTAGCTGCATCTATTTCCCATAATTGAGAAAATGCTTCCTCAGTCATTCCTGCTGTAGATGCAAATATGCTTAATTTATCACTTGAAGTAGTAACTGCTTTATCTATATCTAATAAAGCTCTTTGCATTGCAGTTCCACCTGCTTCTGCTTGAACACCCACTGAACTTAAGGCTGCTCCAAGTGCCATAATATCTGGTGTAGATAATCCAACAACTGCTCCTGCACCTGAAATTCTTTGTGCAAATGTTGATATTTCTGCTTCTGTTGTAGCAAAGTTATTACCTAAATCTACAATTGTAGCACCCATTCGGTCTACATTTTCTAATGGTTCCTGCATTACATTTGCTATTCTAGCAAAGTCTGTTGCTGCTGCTTCGGCAGTTAAATTTGTTGTAACACTTAAATCAGCTATTGTTTTTGTAAACTTTTCTAAATTGTCTACTCCTTCAACACCTAATTGTCCTGCTAATTCACCAATCCTTGATAGTTCAACAAAAGTAGTTCCTGTTTCTGTAGAAAGAGTTTTGAATCTGTTTTCCAAATCTTCAAATCCCTTTTCAGTTAGATTTACAGTTTTTCTAACCCCTGTAAAAGCACTTTCAAATTCAATAGAAGTATCTATGGCTTTTTTAAATCCAAAGGCTATTAAAGCTCCAACTGCTGCTACTCCTAAGGCTGCTTTTCTAAAATTAGCCAAACTTAATTGTGCTCGACTAAATACCTTACTAAAAGCATCTTGTGCCCTTATTACAATATTTACCCCTGTTGTTGTTCCAAATACCATTATCTTTTTCTTTTGGCCTTTCTTATTTCTTTTTTGTGTTCGGCCTCTAACTTTTTCATATATCTTATAGTACCCAAATAATCCTTCATACCTAAATCTCTAAGATAATCTAAGGTCCATTTAAAATGGTCACATATACCCAATTCACTAATTATTGTGTCAGAGGCTGTTGAAAATCCTTTCCGTCAAGTCCATTAATTTCATTAATAACTTTCTGAAGTTTTATACCATCTTTCATAGATAGGTTATCATATTCTTCTACGGTTATATCTGTTGATATAAGCATAATCTGTTTTGCTGATTCTTCTGGTTCTATTTTCCCAAGCCCAGCTACATCTTTATACTTAATTTCTTTAACAGTATATTCTTTCTCGCCAATTGTAACTTTTTCTTCCATTTTACCTCCTTCTAATAATTAGAGATTAAATTGGATTGTATTTTATTGCGTCCCATGCACTTCCAAACAAAATCTTAGATTTAATTTCAACAGTACTTTCAGTTACTCCTTCAACACTACTTGGATTTTCCATTGCTGTTACAACTGCCCCACTCAAAAAGAATGTTGCATGTTGACTACCAACTGCTATAACATCTCTATCCATATCAAATGATGCGTTAAATGCTCCTTGTTCTTTATATAAATCTTCATATAAAACTTTGGCTTCTGCACTATCTAAATCTAAAGTAATATTCATTGTAACATCCCTGTTCATTGGAAATGGTACTGAAATATCTCTGCTTCCATTGATATAATGTGGTGCCTCTAAGTTATTAGCTATTTCTAAACTAACTTCTTTTGCAGTACTTAATGTGTTACCTGATACAACTACTGAACAATCACTCCACAAATAAGGGGTTATACTTCCAGTAGTTACACTACCAGTAGTCCCACTACTAAATGTTAAAGTCTGTCCGATATAGTCTACATCTACACTTACCTTTTCACCTTGACTTGCTGTTACAGTTACTGTGTTAATTGTACAACCATTAATTGTCCTTATAAAATTTGCACCAGTTCCAGCAGTTTGTTTGCTGTCTTGTAGTGTAAAGCTTACAGGGGCACTAATTTGTCCAGTTCCACTTGTAAACGCACTTTGCCAAGCATCTGTATCTACCTGAGTAGCAATATGTGTCTTAACATTTCCTGCTCCAGCATCAACTTGTGATCCAATCGCCCAAAAAGGCAATCTTACATCGCTTGTGTGATAAGATACTGTTCCAGTTACATCTCTTGGTCCTTGTACAAATTCTCCTACACTTCTTGTTTGATTGCCTAAATACCTATTTTCAAGGATATTTTCAGCATCATCAATAGAATTATCTTGAACTTGTCCTAACCAGAATGTACTTCCAGTAATTGGTACTGCATAAGTTCCACTTTCGTGCATACCTAATACTTTGTTTTGGTCTGCTATATATCTTCCCATAAATTATTTTACCTCCCTTAATTTAATTATTATGAAATATTCCAAAAAGTATAACTTATTTGGAGTATCCTTGATTTAATTCCTTGTTCGCCTGGTTCATCCACTTCATTCATAGATAATAATGTAAATCCATCTAAATCATTATCAGTTGAACCATCTGTTGTAAATTGTATGCTTCTTAGTCTATCATATACTTTAGTTGCTAAATCGTCTTTTTCTTTCTCATTTCTTGCCCATATTCTTACTTCTAATGTGGCCCTTACATCCATTGCAGTTGTTTGCATTCCTGCTCTTGCACCTTCTTGATTTGTTACTTTCAAAGTAATTAAAGGATATTGTACCTTTCTTTGTGGATAAGAAGTCATAATAAAAGAACTATTCCCTGAACGAGTAATTGGGTCTGTTATATTCGATGCTAAGTCTGTTTTTATAAAACTTAATATGTCTTTTATGAATGTTGCTATTGCTACTATTTTCTTTACCTCGCTTGGTTTTTATTAACTCGCTTGTTAATGATTAATATAAGGGTGAATGTTTTATATATATTGACTAACCTATTATATACTAATTAACAATTGTTTTTACTTCTTTTTGTAATATCTCTGCTATCTTTTGTTTATTTCTATTAAGTGAATTAGTAAAATGATGTCTTGGTCCACCTGTTATTCTTGTTCCAAACTCAATAGCTGGTCCATAAGGTACATCTGTAAATATAATTGCTTGTTCTTTTGTTGTTTGTGTATCAACTGAATTAAGTAATCTTCCTGTGTCTACTGAAGTAGGTTCTGCTTCTCTTCCTGCAATAGAACGTTTTACTTGATTTTGCATATGTAATGCTACCCTTTTTAATCCTAAAGCTACCCCTACTTTTGTTTGTACTTGCTTTGCTGCAAGAGTTGCCATTGCTTTATTAGTTCCTATGATATTAATACTTACCATTAATCGTAATCCTCGTTTACTTCTATTTTAAGACTATGGTCATTTGGTAATGTTAATATACTTCCTGCACTCCAAGTTACTTCAAATTCTCCAAAGTAAGTCCCTACTGAACCAGTATCTATATTTCCGTCCCATCTATATTCACATTCTCCTGCTGAACTTCCAGTTATATTACATTCTCCAGATGTATAAGCTGAAAAGTTAGTACTACCCATATTAAAACTAACAGTTGCTCCATTCAAATCTACTGCTGTTCCATCTGAATATTGTAGAGTTGCTCCTAATACTGGTTTTGTATCTCCTTTTTTTATTTTAAATGTGTCCATCATACCTCCTTTTTTCTGATTTTAAAATGATTTTTCCACAACTTTCTATTAACATTAGTTCTCATATGACAACTTCTACATAAGATAATCAAATTATCTATATTACAATTTTTCTTATTATAATCAATATGATGAACATCTAATCCTTCATTATAACATAGTTGGCATTTATATTTATACTTCTCTCTTATTGCTATTTTTAATGTCTTTGTCCAATCAACAGTATACTGTTCAAATGATTTTCCACCATTCCAGAAATTACACTTATCTCCTTTCCATCTATTTGAAAGATTTACTCTTAATTTTGGATTTTTAATATATGCTAATTTATTTCCTTTACTTCTTTTTTTGTTTGATGCCTTAGTATGTATTCTCTTTTTTCCCATTATTTCTCCTTTATCGTTATATTCTGTTTACCTGATTTAATTATTAGTGGATCATTTGTTTTTAATTCTAATTTTTCTCCACCTAATATTACTGCTTCTTCTGTTCCTATGTCCTCATCATAAATTTGTCCTATTTGTTCAGCTGTAAGAACTTTATTGTATACCCTTACATCATCTATTTTATTATCAAAAAATAAACTTCTTCCATTATAAGCACCTATATAAAAAGGTTCGTCACTAAATGCAACTTGAGGTCCAGAACTTTCAACAACCTTTACACCAT